TGATGTGTGGAATCGCTACATATTACGGTGTTGGCGATGGTTTCCATGGACAAAAAACCGCTAATGGAGAACGGTTTGATGCTTATCGTTGGACTGCAGCTCATCCTCATTTGCCTATGGGCAGCAAAATTAGGGTAACTAATCAAGACAACGGCAAGCAGGTTATTGTTCGTGTTAATGACCGTGGACCTTACTCTCATGCCGACCTAGATTTATCATACGCTGCGTTCGCGCACATTCAATCCACCCGCAAGGGTAACGCTACTGTTTGTTATCGTATTATTGGTTAATTATGGAAGAAGTTTTGCTTGACCGTTACATTCTGGATCAACTGGATAGTTATGATCTAGACCTTTCTGAGCATGACTGGGACAGCGATGTGCCAGTTGAAGAACTGTCACCCGAAGCCCTGGAACTGCTCTGATCCACCCTATACTGATTACATCAGCAAAGGACACCACCCATGACCACCACCTTCGCCCAGTTCGCTTCCGAGCAAACCGCTCGTAACACTATTCAACTTAACATCGTCAAGTATTGCTTGATGCTGTGTGATGCTCTCCAGCAAGTTGCTCCCGATGGTTACGGTTATGAACTGGATAGTTCTGGTCGTAAGTATCACAAAATCTTCATGACCATCAACGGTCGTCGTGATAGCATCCATGCTTTCATTGACAAGACCAACGGTTATGTGTACAAACCTGCCAGTCTGAAAGCTCCTGCTAAAGGTGTGCGCTACAATCTGCTTGTGATCAACGAGCGTGAAGAGATGCTTGAGAAGTGTGATTGGGCAGGCGGTTACCTGTACATGCGGTGATGCTTGACATTCCGCGTTCGCCCTGCTAAATTACTTACAGAGTTCGTCTTTACCATGCATTACATCGTTACTAACGGCAACGCCTACGCTATTGATCATCCCCAAGATGCCATTTACGGTGCTCCTGTGCTTGAAGATGGCAACGTTGATTGGGATGGATCATACGATATTGCGTGGGATCATCTAGATGACGAAGAGCGTGAGTATATTGCTCACGTAGCTTATCATCTTCAAGAGATTGCTAAACTGTCAGAAGAACACTTGGAGGTCTTTATCAAATGAAATACAATCCGCTGGTTGAATACATCCAGACGCTTGTAGAACCATTCCCCAATCGTTATACGATGGGTGAGTATAGTATCAGCGTCTCTCCTCGTCAAGATCTGACATATGAGGAGAATGCCAAATACTGGCGTGTATTCAGTAGATTTCCTAATGAGTTCGCTGCTGCCCTTGCCAGATCGCTACCACATGATGTAGAATTCAGATCTTACGACCACCTCCAGAACAAACTTACTCTTTTCAAGAAATGAACAACGAAGATTGCCTGCGGATCTCCCAGTATCGTGATGACATTTACGATTGGGCATGTGACCGTTTCAAACAACTGATTGCTGAAGAACAAGTGGAGAATGCGTTGGCATTTGCTGACGAGTTCTTTGAGTGGTTGGATCCTGAGCAACTAGATAATGAAGTTACATTATTCTTTGACGCAGATGAACTTGGAGAACTCTACCAATCCATTAGATCCTGAACTCAGGTCTCTAATTCTAGATTATATTATGGCATATAATACTGACAATCATGCCCTAGCAGAAGATCTGCTCTTTCAAATCAAAAAGAAACGAGAGGAAAATGGAAGTAACGATTGAGTTGGGACCAGATCTTCAACTAGAGTATGAGAGTTGGTTGGCAGTCAAAGAAAGCTTAGGTATTGACCGTAGTATCAACAACTTCCTGTATTACACATACAACTACGGCACATTTAAAAACCCCAAAAACCCTGATGATAATGGACTTTCCTAAATTTAAATCATCTGAAGATGAAACTCTGTATTACAGCATCTTTGATGATAATCTCTCCACATACAAATATATGCTTGACAAAGTGAGAGAGGAGCTGTATGGTAAAGGTAATGGCAACTATTCTAATTTGCCTGGGTCATGTTTTGAAGTCATGAATGACATCACACGCTCTCTTGTTTTTCAAACATCCACCATGTTCAAGCATGAAAAACCAGAATACAAAGATGAGATTGATGAAGTATTCATTCCCCATCGTGATCTAAAGGCAGCAATTAAAGAAGCATTGGAAGAAGCAAATGACAATCTCAGTAACTGAAAACTCTGATGGCACGTTCACAATTGACTGGGACCAAAACGACCCCCAAGAAAAAGTCCTCAACGACTGGACAGAAGAAGACTTCATCGAGTGTCTCCGCTCGCACTGCGAAGAAGCTCTCAGACAATCTGACGACCCTGACAACGAGCAAGTCAAAATCGAAGACGCCATCAAGTCCGCAGTCGAAAAAGAGCAAGAAATCAACCGCACCCAAGGTTTCGTCCGCAAAGACGAAGAAGACCCCCGCCTCCCTCGTTTATTCTTCTGATCTTTCATTGTTCCCATATGTGGATACATTCCCATATCGGTTAGAAGACCAAAGCGAAAAGAAAACCTGTTATTTCCAATGTGAAAACCATGCTAAAAAATACATCGAACGATACAAACCAGACTACCGACTATACTGTTACTCTCGATGAAGACGAGAATGGTGATCTGCTGATGCCCATTCCCGAGGATTTCTTCGATGAACTTGGATGGGAAGAAGATGATTTGCTTGAATGGATTATTGAAGATGACCATATTGTACTCCGTAAGGTAGAAGACGATGAAAACTGTGTTTGAGAGCCCCGACAAGGGGCAGACCATCCACGAGCGCCCCTTTCGTCAAACAATTCAGCAAGTAAAGTCCAGATGGTACTATGTGTTCTGGGGCATCATGGCAGCAGCTGTATGTGCTGGACAATTGTATGTTGGACTTGGATATCGTGAGATGGCAGAAGCAACCAAAGATACTGCCATTAGTGTAACTTGTGTCACATCACGCTGAGTAACTATCATGGGCATGTTCGATTACTTCAGATCATCATTTGATCTAGGACCAAAACTCACAAATGTAGAGTGTCAGACTAAAGACATCGAGGAAGGTATTGGTGGCACCATGACCCAATACTGGTTAGATCCTGCTGGTTATTTGTATGTAATTGATTATTCCCACACTCAGGATCTTAAAATATATAATCCTGGCGATCCAGAGTATAATGAAGAGCGAGCATGGTTGAACTTTGAGTGGGTGCCAAACGGTAAGCATGGTGTAATCCGATTACATCCCATTACCAAATATGTTGAAGTCTACACATCAACATGGGGTGGCGCGTGGGAAGACTGGCCCCGTGCTAAAATACATTTCAAATATGGTAGGTTAATGGACTATGAGTTATTCACGCGCAAGACTAAACCTGTTTAGATTTACATACGCAGAAGATTTTGGTGGTACATGGTACTTCCAACTGCTGAATTTTAATAAGCACTTTCCTGTACCTCTCAAGAGGCGATCACTTCTACAGTGGTCATTCTCTTGGAATGACTATCCCAGTTGGCCATACATTCAACTCACATTTGGTAGTAGTGGTGTGGTGGGTTTTATATTCTGGGTGTATAAGTTTGGACTTGATCTTGACTTTCTCACCTACACATGGAAGATGGAAAGCCTACCTGGGACATCACGATAATGGCATACAGCACACCAATCAGAGGAACAGCAAATAAAAAAACCACTATGAATTGGTGGGAGTATTGGATTGGACACTGTTGGATGACAGGATGGCAGAGTATGCGAATGACATTTCGTATCTGGGCTGATTTGATGACATCCAACTATGACAGTTATGCTCTGCCAAGAACAGTAGAAGATCCAGAAGCAGAGTGTTCTGAATGGTTCTGGGCATCACTCAACGAGGATGATGTGTATCCCAAAGAGTTTCTTGAATACCTGATGCAGATGTGTGAGGACATTGAGCTAGGTAAAGTAGAAACTTATTCCATGGATGAAGTCATGGAAAATCTAAAAAATGAATTGGAGTTAGAAGATCATGATGGAGAACCCGAAACCGATACCTGATAATAAACGCCTCGATATGATGTGGATGGTGGCAACGAGTGGCAGTTTAGAAACTGGCATACGACCCCATTACGGGTTCGCCCAGTTGCTGTATGATTACCTCATAGACAAAAAGTTCCCCGATGACTACTATCCGAGAAAAACGAGCACTACTGAAGAAACTTGAACAAGCAGGCACAACCTGTATGGAATGTGGTCAAAAGTATGGTGTGTATTCTGTAGGTTGTTCATCTGTTTGGAATGGTACATGTGGCGTGTGTGGTGAAGAAACTCGTGTGACTGAAACACGAGACTTCGCTTATTTCATTACTGGTATCCGCAAACTTAAACTGGAACTTAGAAATGCGAAAGGTAGTAGTCAAACCCAAAAGCAGCAAGGCGAAGAACCGTCTAGCTAATACCATGGATAATAATCCTGTTTGTATTGTAGAGCAGGATACTGGCAGTGAGTTGTTTCTTGCTTCCGAAAACCGCAAATACTTCTTCTGGGTCAGCACTCGCACTGGTAGCAATCGCTTCGGTGATAAAGCTGACGCACACTGGGAAGTTATCACTGAAATCAAGGATGTAATCTTGTGACTAACATTCCCACTGATAAACAAATTGATGAACTTTGGGATGAGATTGGAGGGTATTACAATCTTTATCCTGAAGTTAGAAACACTATCCGTGAGGCACTCAATCGTTGGGCAGTTGTGGAGGATGAAGAATGAAACCTAAAACCCGTGTTATCTTAGAAATGGCAATCGAAGAAGGTGTGCGTCGTGGTTATCATCGTGCTTTTAAACACAATGATAGCCCGAGTGAAGGTGCTATCCTTGAATCGCTTGAAGAGCATGTAATGTCTTCAATCTACGAATACTTTGACTTTGAGGAGGGCGAATGAGTTTTACTAAGACCATTTCTGTTGTTGCTGCGCTCGCCAGTATCTTTGGTGCTGGTGCTGCTGGATGGAAACTGGCAAACGAAAATCAAACAAAACCAGCAGAAGAAGTAAATCAAACATACGAACAACATATCACTGAGCTACAAGAAAAGATTTCTACATTAGAAAAGCAGGCAACAAACGTTAATCCCCCTGCTCCTGTGCCACTTCCACAAGTGTCTGTAGCACCCCAGACGGCACCCAAACCTGCTATACTACCTTCAGTGACGCCACCACCTCCCCCAGTTCCTAATCAAACCCCACAAGAATAATGGATCTCATTGACACCATTGATAAGTTTATTCAGCAATGTGAAGGAGATTTAGAAGATCTATCATGGCAGATACGTGAAGAAACTAACTTTGAAGATAACAGTTTAGACTGGTTATCTGAAGAGTGGGATACAGTAGCAGAACACTTAGAAAATTTACAAAAGATCAAATCTATTATTGAAATTATGGAGATTGACGAATGAACGACCGAACTAAACCCGACAACACGATGCGTAATGCCACCATTATTGGTGTTTCGTTTCTTCTCTCACTGCTAGTTATCAACGCTGTGGTTGGTCCGCTGTATAATGTGTGGGCACAATCACTTCAAGGTAAAGCAGAACTTCAGAAGGCAGAATATACCCGACAGGTGGCAGTTCTTGAGGCACAAGCAAAGAAAGATAGTGCCCAACAGCTTGCTGATGCTGAAGTGATCCGTGCTCAAGGTGTTGCCAAAGCAAACCAGATCATCGGTAACTCGTTGAAAGATAACCGTGAGTATCTCCAGTATCTGTATATTACTGGTCTGGAAGATGGTAGTAAGAATGGTAACGTTACGATCTATGTTCCTACCGAGGGTGGTATGCCTGTCCCGACTTTACAAATGAACAAGTGACACTTTGACAACTGGCACAGGGTCCGTCACGGGCTCTGTGCTTTGCCCTATAATAACTACATCAACGAAACAACCATGTCTAACAACACTTCTACTCGCTCTGGTATGGGTTTCACGGGTTGGCTGACCATTCTGTTTATTGCTCTCAAACTGACTGGTCAGATTACTTGGCCGTGGGTGTGGGTTCTGTCTCCCATTTGGATCAGTCTTTTGATTGTTCTTGCTATTCTTGCTATTATCCTTCTG